CCTTAACGGGTGCCCTGGGTGCCCCTCGGCAAAGGCACCCAGGGCGAGAGGGTTGGCCGGGCCGCCGCGTATGCACACGCCGCAGCGGCGCAGGGTGAAAGGAGGAAAACCCCCGCGGTACACTCCCCGGCCATGGTGTGGAAAGCAAAGAACCACCGGCCTTTCGGCTGGTGGTTCTCGGTATTCGTTTCAGGGCTTCACCCCTGCGCTGCTTTCCATGCTATCAGTATAGCACGGTCAATAGTCCAAAAGCGTCCAAACTTTTCAGGGCCGATTATTCCGCCCGTGCGGCCCCGCCCGCCGCTGCTTCCTGGCCATGTATTCCTCCAACAGTTTCCGGTTGCGCTTGTTCTCCAGGATCTTATCCAGGGCGGCGTTGTAGTAGTTGAACACGTTGGACCGGCTCATGTAAAGGGCCTCCGCGATCTTATCCCAGCCCCGGCAATCTATGTGTCGCATTTCCACCACGGTGCGCTCGGTGGAGTTGGCGGGTAATACGTCGACCAAATCCATAACGTTCAGGACGGCCTTGGCCATTTCCTCCCGCTGCTCCTCGATCCTGTCCTCCACTTCGGAGATCCGAAAGACAACGGACACGGATCCGTCCGTCTTTGTCGGCTTGGTCGGTGGCGTCAACCTGAACGCGGACCCCGTACTGGGCGCCCGCAGTTCGCTGGAAAGAACGCGGTGGCGCTCCTCCAGGATCCGCTTTTTCCCCACAGCCGTGTGGTACTGCTGCAGGTATTCCTTGACATCCTCACGGCCCAGGGTTTCGTCCGTTGTCTTTTTGCTCATTCTCACACCTCGGTAATGTCGTACCCAAAACGGTCCTTTAGCATTTTCTTTTTCATGGCATACTTGGCCGTTCTGGTGGCCTTGCTCTTTACGTCCTCCACGACGAACTCCCAGGGTACCCCGCTTTGTTCTGCGTAGTATGGCGCATGACTTCCGTATAGCTGCCTGTTTGGTGGCTGGTAGTATGTAAAATCCGCCTTGTAGCGGATCGCCCGCACCCGCTTTCCCTCCATGTCGGTAAACGCTTCCTGCAGGGTGAAATCCACCTGGAGGCGCAGATCGCGGATCTGCCCCCTTGCCTGGCGGGCAGCCAGAACGTCGAACCTGCGGGCTTCTTTCTGGCTGTCGAAATGCAGGACGGCCCCGGAGGCTGTCGCCCGCTCGGTTGGGGTGTTGTGGTATTTCGTGCCTTTTGCCGGATCCTGCGGCGGCGCGGCGGGAGGTGCTGGCCCCCCGCCGCTGTTTCTGCTGCTCCATGTACTTTTTCATGGCCTGCGCCTGATATTTCGGCGGCAGGTCGGAAACGTTTATGGCCATTACGTTTTCCCCCGGCTTTCAAACTTTCGGAAGCGGTCTTTTATGCAATCGACGCAGGGGTGCAGGCAGCTATGGAAGCCGCGCTTGTTCGTGCCGTGAAAAACCCGCTTTTTGTATTCCCGGCAAATATGCGGTGGTTTCCCCATGGCCTTTTCCTGCTCCGCCTCCGTGCAACTCACGTTCCGGCAGTCGTTACAGTTCACAGGCGGTAATGGGCTTATTTCGTCCATGATAACAAACATTATCTATTCCTCCGCCGCGTCCGGGATCTCCACATACTGCCACGACATGGGCGGACGGTCCAGGCCGAACTCCGCCAGAGGGCTGGGCGCGTCGAACTTCTCCGGTGACCGGACGATCCAGCCGGAAAGGCATTTCCCGCCGGCGTATTCTTTCAGGTCTGCCAGCGGTACGCATGACAGCTTTTCCAGATACGGCATGAAATTGGTTTCCGTGTAGCCTGGGCAGAGAAATTGACCTTGCACCGCCCCGGTTCCGCTGACGTACACCAGCACCGTCAACGGCCATTCCAGATCCGCGTGGTTTTTGCTCTGCGGGTGCGTTTTCCTGATTTCCAGCACTTTGTCCCCGGTCAGGATCTTCTCCCACCACTCCGGTTTCATGCTCATAAGCACAGCCAGCATATTAACCTCCGTTCTTGCCGGGCAGCGGAACGAACCGGCATTTATCCGTTGCGAACTCCGCCACATGATGGAGCGCCATACAGGCCAGCATAATATCCGCCATAAGTTCGTCCGCGTCCTCTTCGCCCAGTCCGTCCTTGTTGTGTGCCCGGAGGCTGGCGGCCAGCGCGTTGCCCAGGTCCTCCAAGTTCTTGGCGGCTTCCTGCCACCGCTCTTTCGGCAGGGTATAGCCGATTTCCACCTTTTCAGCGTCCTGCATGGCTCACACCTCCCACGGGAAAGCAGAGGCAGGGAGATCCGGGAAATACTTCCGCAGATTGTCCTTGAAGAACACAGGGATCTCGTTCTCCTCGCAAAATGCCACGATGTTGTCCACCCACTCGCGGGCGGGCGTCACCTTGTCCGGTCGGTTGCCGGTTTCGGCGCCCAGGATCACCCACTCCGGTAAACCCTCCGCCGCGGCCATGTCCACCGGCCCCAGCAGCGGCTCCATGCTCCAAAAGCTGTTGATGTTCACACCCTGCATGACGTACATTCCCACCGCGTCCATGTTCGCCACGGTGCTGCCATACCAGAAATTGCTTTCGTGGGGCAGGAGGGCCAGGTGGTCCAACTCCAGATACCTGGCCGGGTTCTTGGTCAGGAACAAATAGCGGTGCTGGGGTGCCTTGCGGCAGGCGTCCAGAACCTCCACGATCCAGGAGGTGGGCACCCAGCGCCCAAACAGATCCGCCATGCTGCAAACAAACACGGTCTGCGGTTCCTCTGTGTTCTGCGGCTGGCCCAGGCGGTAGCGGTGCATGGTAGGCTCGAAACCATACGGGTATGGCGTCGCCTTGATCTTCTCCGGCAGCACATGGAGGCCGCCAGCCAGCGGGGCCGGATCCTCCAGCCCTGCGTTGAAGCGTGTGGCCGTCCGCCTGGCGTAGCAGTACGGGCAGCCATGGCGGCAGCCGGTTACAGGGTTCCAGGACATTGTGGCCCAGTCAATTTTCGTCTTGTTCATTCTTCGTTGCTCCTTTCGCTTTTCCACTCGTTCACTATGCACTCGTTACAGTCGAAACTCTGGCAGTACACGCAAATGTCCACGCCGTCGGCCATGGCCGCGCGGACGATTGCCGGGAAGTCCGGCAGGTTCACCTTTCGTCGCGGTTTCAGTTCCGCCAGAATGTCGCCCAGGTATTCCGACGCCTGCCAGTCGCCATAGATACGCGCCGGGGCTTCCTGTTCCTCGGTTTCCGGGTTCATAGTCCAGAGGGCAACACACCCGCCGTCCGGGTCATGCTCCCACCGTGCCGGTGTCTGGCTTATGATTTTCCCATCTGCGCCCCGCGTCGTCAGGCCTATGGTGGCCGTTCCTTTGGCTATGCAAATAATACTCATGCGCTTATACCTCCCGTTCAAACCTGATTTTCATTTGCGCCGGGTACAGGTCAACCTCTGGCCTGCGCTTTCCGGTCCACCGGAGGCCGCCAGCTTGTCCCACGCACTTCCAGCCAGCCGCCCGGAGGCTGGCCCCGTTTTCACTCTCCAGAATGTAGGTCACCAGGCGTTTATACCCCATGGCGCGGGCGGCTCTCCACGCGGCGGCGTAAAGCATGGAACAGGCGTTGCGGGTTCCGTCTGTGCAGAGGCGGTTTACCTCCAGCGTCCACCCGTCGTCTAAATGCCGCGCCACAGGTCTGCCCACAATAGCCACGCCCACGATTTTCTCCCCGTCGGAACAGCCTATTGAAAACTTGTGCCCCACCACAGGCCCGTGGTGCCGGTGGTTTTGCTCAACGTATGCGTTGGCCTCTTTCAGCGTCATGGGGGTTATTTCAAGCATTGTCACCACCTCCAAACGCCGCCAAGGCGAAACAGGTCTGTTTCCCAACGTACTGACACCACGCCCATTCCAGCATGGCGCCGCGGCTGTCCTGGTAGTCCTGCATGAACAGAACCACGTCCGCCGCCTCCATCATGGCGAAACACAGGCGCATATAATCCACGGGGCGCAGCCCCTCCGGCGCCGTGGCGGGGTTCAGTACGATATGGCCCGCCGCCGCCAGCTTCTTTTCCGCCTCTCGGAACTTGGCTTTATAACGCCTGTCCCCGGTGATCTTGCCTGATATGTAGATTTTCACAGAAAACCCTCCTATTCGTTGAAAATCTCGAAATACTCCTGGTATGGGTAACCGCTGATCTCATGCCACCCGCTCCGGCAGGTGGATCCGTCGTCGAACTTATACAGCACGGCGCCCTTTCTCGCTTTCGGGTCCTTTCTCCAGCTGGACGCAGGCACGGCGGTGTATGTGATTTCCGGCTTGTCCATGTTCTGCGTTTTGCTGTACCGCTTCCCGCGCTTGCCGATCTCTCTGTACCTCTCCATGGTGGAGCGGCTTTCTTTCATCAGGTAGGCGGCCAGCTTGTAGTGGTTGCCGCGCCTGTCCATAGGCTTGAAGCTGATACCTCCGCCGCCTCTTGGGACATTCTCCCACGCCTCCGTGATGATCTCCGGATCCATGCGGGAAATGATAACGTGAATGTGCGGGTTGGTCATGCGCTTGGTTTCTATGACCACCACGGCCTTGAACGTGATCCCGCGCTTTTTGCAGAGTTTCCGCAGGTTCCGCAGAAAGGCGGCCTTGTTCTCCAGGATCTCCTCGAAAGAACTGTCCTTGACGTAGTAGTGTAGAACGGCGTGGAGATCCCTATGGCCGAAATTGGCGTTTATATCCCAGCGCAGGTGTTCCTCTGCCACCCGCTCGTTGATCCGCTCCTGCTTCTCTGTGGTGTGGCCGGTATTTGGGCCGCGCTTCACTCCTTTGGTGTGAACCCGGAAAGATTGCATTTTCTTGTGTTCGACACACGGACCAGCTTTCACCACCCTATGAACGTAGGCCATGGGTGCCTCCTTTTCTGCTGCTGGTCACTTTACTAATCACTCTTACCGGCGCTATACGGGGCCGTGGCCCCGTCGCTTTTTCCGGCTTGTATTCCGTCCGGGAACCTGATATAATATAGGTATATCGGACGGTTTTCCGTCGTCTATATTGCCACCTGCGCCGTGTTGACAGCACTGGGCGCAGGTGGCTTTTCTTTTTATGCCAGGTAATTCTTGGCCATTTCCAGCAATTCCGCCGCGTGGTCCTGGTCAATGATTTTTACCTTGCCGGACTTCTTCGGATCTGCGTCGATGGCCCAGCACGTTTTCTTTGCCAGTATTTCCCGCTTGTTCAGCTCCTTGTCCAGTTCCTTTTCGTAGTAGTCCTGTTCTTTCTGCCAGGCCACAAACTGTTGGAACTCCTCAACCGTCATTTTTACAGTTATTTCCACATTGTCCTCCTTGCGGCGTGTCGAATATTCTTTCGGTTGCCATTTGTGCATAGTCGGGGTTGATCTCGCAGCCTATGAAATCGCGCCACAGGCGTTTGGCCACCACTCCGGTGGTGCCGCTCCCGGCGAACGGATCCAGAACCGTGCCGCCCAATGGGCTGCCTGCTAAAATACAGGGTTCAATCAGCTTTTCAGGAAACACGGCAAAATGGGCGCCGCGAAAGCCGTTTGTGCTTACGGTCCACACGTCCCGCTTGTTCCGGCGGCCCGTCTGGTTTTCTCGGTTCCCGTGGCTCTCGCGCTCCACCTTGGCGCTGTTGTCGTGTGCCCGCCCGCCGGTGTAGGCACCGCCGCCGCGGAACGTCCTGGCGTTTCCCTTGGTTGACGTAACGGGTTCGCTGATTGCCGCCGCGTCGAAATAATAGCGTTCCGATTTGGAAAGCAGGAAAATATATTCGTGGCTCTTGGTGCAGCGATCCCGGACACTCTCCGGCATACAGTTGGATTTGTTCCATATAATATCCTGGCGCAAATACCACCCGTCTGCCCGGAGGGCAAAAGCCAGCTGCCAGGGAACGCCGATCAGGTCTTTGTATTTGTAGCCCCGCGGCGTATGCTTTGCCGTGTGGCCGCAGGAATTACGGGTGTTCGTCGGCGGCTGGCTTCCTGATCTGGTGGCGTAACTGTCGCCCATGTTCACCCACAGGGTTCCGTCTGCCCGCAGAACCCGCCGGACCTCACGGAAAACAGAAACCAGCGATTGCAGGTATTCCTCCACGCTGGCCTCGTTTCCGATTTGACCCGCCGCGCCATAATCTCGCAAATTATAGTAGGGCGGGGAGGTGACGCAGGTATGGACGCTTTCGGGTGGTAAATGCCGCAGTTGCTCCAGCGCGTCGCCTGTCAGGATTATTTCAGCCATTGGCGGGTGCCTCCTTTCGGAGATCCGCCACTATGTTTTCAATGGTGGCCGCTATGTAGTCCACCTCTTGCGCTGTATTTTCTTCTCCTAATGTAATACGGATCGCTCCGTATGCGTCCCGCCGTGATAGTCCCATGGCGGTCAATACATGGCTCGGTTCTCCGCTTCCGGACGTGCAGGCAGAACCGGCAGAAACGCAAATTCCGGCCAGATCCAGCATAAGGACCATTGTTTCACCCTCAATGCCCGCAAAGGAACAGTTGATATTCCCAGGCAAGCGAGTTTCTATGCTCCCATATATGCGGCTTCCTGGGATCTCCCCAATACGTTGTAACAGACGATTACGCAGGCCCCTGACGGTGTTTGCGCTGTCCTCTATATTCTCGCAAGCTGTACGCATAGCCGCCGCCATGCCAGCAATAGCAGGGACATTCTCCGTTCCAGGGCGGCGCCCCCGTTCTTGCCCGCCGCCGTATAGGAGCGGAT